CGTAACTCTGGTACTGATAACATCGACAAGTATCGTAACCGTTCTACACTTTACAGAAAGGGTTGCCCAATACATGTTCGTGGTTGTATCTTATTTAACCACCATCTCAAAGAAAAGAATCTTCTCAAACGATACGAAGAAGTTCAAGGTGGAGATAAGATCAAATTTGTTTATCTCAAAGTACCAAACCCTATCCGTGAAAATGTGATCTCATTTCCAAGTGCTTTACCTAAAGAATTTGGTCTCGAGAAATACATTGACTACGAAAAGCAATTTGAAAAAGTATTCCTCAGTCCAATCGAGAACATAGTACAACCACTTGGCTGGACTACTGAAAAACAAGACACACTAGATTTATTTTTCGGTTGACAAATCAATCTAAATATGATATAATATACCCCACATTGGAGAAAAATATGAAAGATGTACAAATAGTAAGACTCTCAACCGGCGAAGAAGTCGTAGCAGAAGTCAAATACGATAAAGGATTCTATACCCTAATGGATGCGATCCTTTTAGTTCCAGCAGGAGAAGGTAAAATTGGAATGGTTCCTTTTGTACCTTATGCAAAGCGTGGACCAGTAACAATTGGTGAGCAACACGTTATGTTTATGTTAGAACCTGCTGATGAGTTGAAGAAACAAGTTATCGAAGCTACCACAGGTATTATGATGCCAGGTAACGATGGACTTAAATTAGTATAGGAGAAACTATGGTAACAATTTATGGTAAACCCTCATGTGGCTATTGCGTCATGGCAAAGAGTCTATGTGAGCAGAAAGGTGTAGAGTATGAGTACTTAACTCTGCAAGAAGATTATACTACTGAAGAGTTTTTTGAAAAGTTTCCGACAGCCAGAACCTTCCCACAAATCACTATGGACGGTGAAGCTATCGGTGGATATACAGAGCTAGAGGCAAAATTATGAAAATCAAAACTTTATTAGCAGCAACTTTGTTTATGAGTATGACTGCTCAAGCAAATGAAAATGATAGGTTCACAGATATTCGTACAATTATGAATACCTGTGCAGCGTGCCACGGCCCACAAGGTCAAGGTGGATTAGGTCCTAAACTACAGGGACAATCAGCTGATGATATCATTTCAAAATTACTTGCTTATAAAGCAGGTGAAACTTTAGGACCACAATCTATGATGATGTGGCCAACAGCAAAACAATTGACCGAGGGTCAAATCGGACTTATCGGTGTTTACATTTCACAAGGATATCCAAATGAGTAAAAACTGGGTAGAAGATATTCACTTAATGCAAAGTAAATATCTCACAAGACAATGGGTCGAAAACAATCCTGAGAAACTAAGAGACTTTCTGAAGTTTCGTGTAGACTTTCTCAACGAAGAGCTAGAGGAAACTCGTAAAGCTGTAGCTGAAAACGATCCTGAAGAAATCGTTGATGGCTTAATTGATCTATGTGTTGTTGCAATCGGTACACTTGATGCATTCGGTGTAGACCCTTATAAAGCTTGGGACGAAGTTCTTAAAGCGAATATGAACAAAGAGGTTGGAGAAAAGCCATCTCGACCTAATCCACTTGGAGTACCAGACTTAATCAAACCATTTAACTGGTATCCACCTTCGCATGAAGGGAATCATGGCAAACTTAAATTTGAAGGAGAAGATAATGGCAATTAAAGATACATTAGTCAACGCGCTGATCGCTAAGTACGAGGCGCAAGTTGCAGAACACACAGTTAACATTGCTGTGTTTTTAGAGAATGGAGTTGGAGTAGCAGAACATCCTGGTACTGTTGAAACTCTGGATGCTGAAGTTGCAAAACTCGCTGAAGCCGAAGATAAACTCGGTAGTGTTAAGCGCAATTTTGTACCAGTTGCTCCACCTAAAGTTGTATAAAGTAGTTGACAAACACACAGAAATGTGTTATAATAACATTCTAAATTATGAAAAAGGTGAAAACTATGACACGAGAATCAGTTAACGTTCTTCAAGAGTGTATTGACTTACAAGAGCGTAAATCTCGTGATTATCAGAACCCTAATTCGTCCGTTTCTCAAGCGGACTATTATCCCAATGGCCTAACCACTATCCATGACATCATGCACGCAAAAATGCTCCGTATGAAATCCGTCATGGAGGCCATGCAATCTGATGATTACGAACCCAATTTTGAATCGCTTGAAGATTCAGCTAAAGATTTAATTAATTATTCTAGTTTCTTTGTTGCGTATGCAAGACAAATGATACCCGGCCAAGATCCTAGAGCAGATGTTTTTAACAGGAGAAACAGAGATGAGTAATATCATTATACCTTCAAGCGAAGAAGATAAAAAACGCATACGTGGTGCTTTTGAAGAGATCAGTAATTCATTCTTAAGAATTGAATCTGAACGCGCTTTTCAAAAAGATGCAATTGACAGCCTTGCAGAAGATGTCGACATTCCAAAAGCAACACTTAGAAAAGCTGCAAGAGTTTTTCACAAACAAAACATCAGCTCAGTTGTAACTGAAGTTGAAGATATGGAAGCATTGCTGGAGAGCATCTAATGTTAAAAGTTTCTGATATAAGAAAAGAACTTACCTTTAAGTTCCTTGGTAAAGACTTTGTTATTGACAGAACTGGTGCTAAAACAATTGAAATTATTGGCGCAACATTTATTGCAGACGAAGATCATGTTATCCGAAAGCCTGCATATGAATATATCAAACGTGAGCTTGAGTGGTATGAATCTCAATCTTTAAACGTTAACGATATTCCTGGTGAAACACCACAAATATGGAAAGATATATCTTCCGACGAAGGTATGATTAATTCTAATTACGGCTGGTGTATTTTCTCAGAAGATAATGGTAATCAATATAAACATGTTTTGCGCGAACTGAGAAACAACCCAAATTCACGTAGAGCCACTATGATATACAATAGACCTTCAATGCATCTCGATATGTCTCGCGATGGTATGAACGACTTTATGTGTACATATGCAAATACATTTTATGTTAGAGATAACAAACTTGAATCTCATTACTTGATGCGTTCTAACGATGCAGTATTTGGCTATAATAATGATTACGCATGGGCCAAGTATGTACAGAAAAAATTAGCAGCTGAATTATCTCTTGATGTTGGCGACTTAATCTGGACAGCATCTAACTTTCATGTATACGAAAGACACTTTAACTTCTTAGAGGAGCTAATAAGATATCGATGACCAATAAATGGGATCAAAGATTTATAAGCCTTGCTCGTGAAATTTCTACTTGGTCAAAAGATCCAAGCACAAAGATCGGAGCAGTTATCGTTAACGACGATCGTAGAATTTTAGCAACTGGTTACAATGGATTTCCAAAAGGAATCGAAGACACTGCTGAACGATACGAAAATAAAGAAGTGAAATACGAAACCGTAATTCACGCAGAAATGAACGCTATATACAACGCAACATATAATGGAATCTCATTAAGGGATTCCACAATATATGTTTGGGGATTACCAGTCTGTAATGATTGTGCAAGAGGTATTATCCAAGTTGGTATTAAAAGAGTTGTTATGTCAGCTAATGATATACCAGAAAAATGGGTAGCTTCTTTTTCTAAGTCTCTCAACTTATTTGTTGAAGCAGAAGTGGAAACAGAGTTCCTCAGTGAACCCACAGTATAAGTTTTTCATAAATAATAGATTATATAAACAAACTTTTATTATGACCCAGCGAGACAATACTTAATCATGAGAATACTTCTACCCTACTTTACACGTAATAATATTGAGATTACTGATAGTGTAGTTATTGGTGGTATTGAGCGTTTTGCACAGTTAATTTATCAGAATTTTGATGACGTTATACCTGTACATTTTACAGATGAAGATCGAAAGAAGCGTAGAGTCACTGATAAAATCTTAGCTGCAATTGATTCTTACTCACCAGATGTCGTCATTGTCAATTATGATAATGCACCACTTACTACAAGATTACAAGCACGAACTAATACACCAATATTATGGATTAGTCATACCGCAGCCGGTGGTATTTCTAAAATTGGTCACATGCAACAGATGCATGAGTTTCAATCAAATGGTGGAGTAGTTGCTTTTGTATCTCAACATCAACATCTTGGTATGGATAAACTCAGCCAGAGAGTTGAAGGTAAACCATTGCCGATCGTAGATTTTATTGACTCAGCATTTAGTGATGGTACTGAAAAGGTACTTGAGCGTAGTTACGATGCGGTAACTGTTGGTCGTACTGATAAAACAAAAAATCCATTTTGGATGCCGAAGAAATTAGACGGCACAGGATTACATAACATCGTATTAACTTCTCATGTAACTGAACTATTATATGGTGAGCATGCAAAGTATTACGAAGACAATTTACATTGGGAAAAACCAAACGAAGTAATTCGTGGTTTATCCTATAATGACACTATGACTTACATGGCACAAGCTGGTTGTTATATTTCAACCTGCCCTGTTGAGACTTGGGGTATTACTGCTCTCGAAGCATTGGCCCACGGTCTTCCAACAGTATTGGTAACTAACTCAACAGATACCCATGCTTCAGAGTCGATACCGGTCATAAATAAACATATAACGAAAGTACGAACGTCAGTAAAAGGAAACGACCTTGCTGATATTGTACGATCGCTAAACAAATATTCTTTCGATCAGAGAGTTGAAATCTCTGAAATGACTAAAGAGAAACATTCTCTTAAAGCATGGAAGAAAAACATTGAAAATATAGTTGACAAAACTATAGAATGTGTTATAATAGATAATAATGCAGAAGCTTCTCTAAGTAGCTTCTTTTGATAATTATGGAGAAATTGAATGAAAATCTTAATCACTGGCTTTAATAAAGAACAGTGTACTCGAGATTACTTTCTAGGTAAAGAACTCAAGATCCTTAATTCTCACTACTCGTTAATTCGTTGTCTCGAAGATATGGGACACGAGATTGAACAGAGACCTGTGAGTATTGGTGAAAATCTAACTGCCTATGATAAAGTTATCGTGTACCTATCATCTGTTAAATCTTTCAGTCACCATGCTTTTGATGCACTCTATGCACTTAAAGCAAGACCTGACGCAATTCTTGGAAATGACGATTGGCAAGTACGTGAAGTATTTGTATCGTTTGACTTATATGAAAAGAATCTCAGAGAATGGAAAGAAACAGGTAAACCTTTCTTAGATTATGGCACTAACAAATACCTTGCTGATCTATATAAAGGTGATACTAAACTTGAAAAGCTTGGTGATCACATTGATACTTTCATTGAAGGTTGTGAAATTGTAAACAGAAAAACAAATCCATTACTTCTCTGTACATTTGCAGGGGGTGACAATGACGCTTTCCGCATTGAATACAATGGTGAAATTATCAATTATAATCCAAACCCTTACAATCTAAATCGTAGGCCTGAGAATAACTACGGAGAAGATCCTGGTATTCTAAGTTTCTTTGACGATGAGCCGATTATTCTTCCACCTGAAGAAAAGAAATTACAATGGGTATTTTCTTCTATTGTTCAAAGTAAAACAATGCCTTGGTTTAACAAACAAAAACCTACTTGGCCTGTATTGAATTTTGGCCCAAGACGAGAAACTAAACTTACTAAAGGTATTCAAACATTCCGTGTTAAAGAGCCTGAGATGTGTAAAATCTATAATGAAAACTGGGGCTGTATGATGCCTGAGTATTACCATGCTGGTTCAGGTTGGTGGAGATCTCGTGTACAACAAGTTGCTGATGTTGAGTCAATACTTGTATGTTCAGATAAAGAAGGTGCAATTTATGGAGAGGCTTTCGTTGGTAATACACTTGCAAGTGTTGAAGCAATGACTGTTGAAGAAATGACTAAGCTGGGTAAAGCTCAAAAAGAATGTCTGTACGATAATCACCCACTTGATAAGAATGTACAGCAAAGAGAGTTAGAGGCACTACTATGAAACACGCAGGAATTATCCCACTGATTGGTGGTGAGATTTTAGCTTCAGATGAAGCGTATGGAACTAAACCAGAATATCTTATGAGTTATGGCGGTTTTGAAAATAATGAAAAACACCTACTAAACTACTATAAAGAACATGGACATGAACTTCCGTATCATGTTATTGATGGTGAGAATGCACCTAATCGATATAAGAAAGTTGATGTTGTATCTTCTGTATGTCCTTGTGCAGGTTTAAGTAGTTATCACTCATCTTACGGAGAAGACAATCCAAATAACCAATGGATGGAAAAGTCAACCAAATTTGTTTTGAATGAGATTGCACCTAAAGTATTATGGGGAGAGAATGCACCAGCTCTAGCAACAACTGTTGGTACATTTATGAGAAAGAAACTTCTTAAGATTGCTAATGATGCTGGTTATAATATGTCGATCTATATGACA